TCAGCATCGCGTCGAAGGAAGTCTTTGCCTGATCCGCCGATCCAGACGACTTCATGATGGACTGCGCCATAGCCGCCGCCAAGTTTACACCTCGGCCGCCAGTCGAACCCTGCACGGCCATCGCCGCCAGCATGGAAGGAAAGTTTCGGGCCATGTCCCCGACTTCGAACTGACCATCATTGCCGCCGACGACAATCGAGTCGTAGACACCCGGCAGATCCTTCGGATCAATCTTCATGTTGTTGCGGAGTGCTGTCGCCATTTTGGCGGCATCGCCGACGCCGGAATCAGAGGCCTTTGCGAACTTCAACACGCCTTCGGTCATCGCAGCAGCATCGCCGTGGTCGAGACCGCCGGCCAGAAGCGAGCCGAAGGCGTCGAAGGCACCCGGCTTGCCTACACCGTACTTCGGACCAATAGAGCCCATCAGCTGATCGTAGCGCTTCCTTTCTTCATCGTTGAAACCACCGATGTTCTGGAGCTGGTCGAGCCGAAATTCATCATTTGCAGCGGCACGAACAGCTGCCCCGCCTGCAACAGACAGACCGGCAGGAACTGCCCCAGCGAGATAAGCGCCGCCGGCACCGATCGCTAGCGGGAGCCCGAACTGGTCAAGAGCCCCCTCGGCCGTGGACATCATCCCGCCACCGGTCCGCCAGTGCCCGTCAGCAATCAGACGCCCGCCGCCGGTCGTCATAGTGGAGTATCCAGGCCGGATCTGCCGGATTTTGTTTTGAGCGGTGTCAGCTGCCTGACCAATCTCGGCAATCGCAGCCTTGGCGCTGGCGGCATCTGCCTTCAGACCTGAAAACGCGCCGTTGTCGATGCTGGCCACGGCCTGACGTGCCTGGTCGGCCTCAGTCTTGATCCGGCCGACTGCGCTGGCGGCTTCCTTTGCCTCACCTGCGACACCGTTGAAGCCCGTGCCGATCGCAGAGATCTTTTGCTTGGCGTCATCGGCGGACCGGCCAATTGCCCGGATGTCCTGGTTTAGCTGATCACCGCCGCGCGATCGGCCGATCTGGTCGGCCGCCTGCTTGATGTCCTTCAGGTCGCGTTCGGCTTCATCAGCACCACGCTTCTGATAGTCCAGGCGAAGTCTGAGGGCGACATCGATGTTGGTCATCGGCCTCTACCCCACGTCTCCGCATAGACGGATTGTGCCTCAGGATACCAAAGCAGAGCCTCGTCCCAGGGCATGCGCGAAAGCGCGTCCAGAGGGGTAGAGAAGCTGTTTGAAATTCGGGCCATCACAGAGCGCCACCTCGCCAGATCAATAATGACGCGGTTCAGTCCCTGGGGACCGGCCGCAACAATGGGGGCAAAAAATCGAAGCAGACCCCGGTGACGCGTTCGCCATCCTTGGCCTCCAGGCCGCGCAGCACATCGGCCTCCAGCCCGGTCATGATGGCGTAGATGTCGAACATATCCGGCGACTTCGGATCCCGCCGATCCAGAATGTCGCCCATCTGGCCGACAGTCAGCCTATTCACCGTGACGGTCTCGACGGCTCCCAGCTCCGGATGCTCAAACGGGAAATCGAGAGGAACCGACTGGTTCATGGCTTTGAGGAACTTGAGGGCCGCGATCGGCCGATCGGCCAACATTTGGTCGACCGGCTTGGCAGCCGGAGTCTGGGCCTGTTCCTTGCCCTTTGCTTTCCCGCTGTTGTCCAGCTCCTCCCACATCTCGGAGGGAGGCAATGGGATCTCTTCGACCTTCACGTCGGCAGGATTGTTCTTCGACTGAGGGGTGGAGACGAGAGCGGTCTGAGGGCGGTTCGAAGTCATCTTGAAGCCTCTTTGAAAAAAGGGCGGCTGGCCGCCTCACCGCTGCAGCCAGCCTTCTCGCATCGCGCCTGTCGGTGAGCGCGCTCAGGTATTCTGTCAGGCCGCGATGATGCGATTGTGCTCGGCCGTGTAGTTCACGCCGTCGATGATCAGCGTGTTGTTCTGGATGTCGAACTTGTGGACGGTCTTGCCGTTGAAGATGTCATGGTAGAGCACGATCGACGACCAGCGTAGGCGGGTAGCGCCCGTAGACTTCTGCCCCTTCACCCCGCCCTGGGCGTACTCATTGAGCAGCCCCTTCAGGAAGACGACGCGGCCGGTGAGCTGCGGCTGGCCGCCGCCCTCGACCTCGCCAGTCGAGTTCGTCGGGAAGACGTTCAAGAGGTTCTCGTAGTAGGTGACCGTGGTCCAGTCGCCCGGCTCGCGGCCGAAGCGCGACTTCAGATCCTCGTGCACGCCGTTGACCGACATTTCGCAGGAGAGCGGCTGGATCTCGGCCGGCAGCTCCATCGCGAAATAACCACCTCCCATGACGAAGGTCATCATTTCGCGGGAGAGCGCCGGCAGCGTAGTTTCGTCGGCGCGCAGGCGCTGATTGATCTCGCCGCAGTACCAGTTTCCGCCTCGGATGATGCGATCCATATTCGGTCTCCTTTAGGCCGTGACGCGGATGTTCGAGAGGCCGAGCTGCGAGAGCGCAGCGGCGATCGCGGCGTTCAGCACGTCGAAGGCTTCCGGCATGGGTTCGTCGTAGAGCTGAAGATCGACCAGGTCCGGCGTCTCCGCCCAGCGCATCTTGACGCGCAAGCCACCCGCTTCGAGCAGCGAGGACGGGTTCAGCGACTTCGACCAGATCAGCTCGTAATCGATGATGGCGCCGAGCGTCTTCAAATCCGAGAGGAACTGGTCGGCTGCCCGGTAGATCAGCGAGACGACATGCGGCGTGATGTCCTCGGATACATACTGGCGCATCGGGCGCAGCATGGCCTTTTCAACGGCGCGACGCGTGCGGATCTTCTTGATCGAGCGCCAGCTGTTGACGGTCGGGTCGGTCGCCGTGGTGAATGGCGCCCAGAGAAGATTGCCTTCGATGATCGAACCGACCCCCGCCTGGGCGAGCTGGTTAGCCTCCGAGTTGATATCGCCATCGGTGTAACCGACGGGCACCGAGGGGCCGAGAACGCCCTGCAGGGCGCGGTTCCAGAACGCCTTGTAAGGGCCACCGGTTTCCTTGTCCCGGCGCACCATGGCGGCCGCGACATTGGCCGAGAGAGGCCGCGTGACATTGCCGGCGCCGAGGTTGACCACGCCACCAGGATACATGCCGATGACGTTCAGCGCGGTCGCGAAATCTTCCGCCCATTCGATAGCATCCTCGATCGAGGTCGAAGGCGTGTCGGCGATGACCATGCAGTCGATGATTCGGTCGGCGACCGTACGAGCCGCCGCGACAACTGGATTGGCAGCGTCGCCCAGGCGGTGCGCCATGTAGCCCGGCGCAATGATGCAGCCCGGCTCGATCTTGATGTGGCTCTTTGCTTCGAGAAGCGCCCAGACGCCTGTCTTGGAGCCGGCGCTGCCGACGATCGAATTGATCTCGGCCGCAAGCTTGACTTGCGGATCCGCGTCTGCGGAGTGCGCGGTGCGGACGAAGGCAATATCGGTCACGATGCCTTCGGACAGGATCTGGTCGACGGTGTCGCGGACAAGGCCGGCGCCGAGAAGCTCGATCTGCTCGCTGTTATCGAGCGAGAGCGTCACCGGCTCATCGAGAGGAAAGGCCGTGTTATCGGCCAGCGGAGCCGGCGATACCAGCCCGATCACGGTCGAGTCGCGCGTGTCGATCTTGGCGACGGTGCTGCGAAGGTTGGAAAACTGGCGTACGCCGACGAAATCCGTGGTGCCTGACATCGGTCATCCCTGCCATTGGATTGGAAGCTGGGCTGACAGTATTCAAGGTCGCCAAATGTCAAGGCTGGCAGCTGTCAGCCACCAGTCGCAGGGACGCGCTTTTTCGATGATCGGCGGAGAATGATCGCCCCGGCCGCAAGCGTCAAGGCCGTTTATGGGTAGGCCTGCGCCGCCCAGGTCCAGAGCGCATCGAGCTCCGGCTCGGTGATGCCTTCGACGGCCGCCATCTGGATCAACAGCGGATCATTCCGCCGGTAGACCTGTGCTTCTTCGAGGTAGGCCAGCGCCTGAAACTTCTCGACGCCCTCGGGCATGGCATCGATATGGGCGCGGATGCCGGCCTTGGTGACGCCGATTTCAGCCGCAGCCAGCCAGAAAGTCAGGCGGGAAAGCGGCAATGGCGCCACAGGCTCGATGACGCCTTGCGATGCCTCCCAAACGGCTATTTCTTCTGGCGTAAGTTCGACGTCGCCCACACCTGCAACATGTTTAAACATAGCCATAGACCTCATAGTTGGCTTCCGCGATCGTCCCGGAATTGAGATAGATCCTGATGGCGTTAGTGGCTTTTAAGACATTCGCCCTTCCGCCACCAAAAGCACCGATCAAGTCGTCATTGTTCCGATGGATCTCTGAACTGTAGGTGACCTTCGTGTGCTTAAGCGGCGTCAGAGCGTCGGCTAGATAAATCCTGATCGCCGCCCCCCTTTGAGCAGCATTACCAATATAGTTGCCGGTGAGCTGAATGTTTGCCGCACTGGATTGGCCAGTACCGGAGATAGCGCCTGCGTTATCATGCACGGAGCGTCGGAACCGGTACTCCGTCGCACCGGTGTCGAAGGTAGCCCCTCCGTCGCTGGAGAA